GGACTTCCCCGAGCCTCGGCCGCCGTATGCGGCCTTGTAGCGGGCCGGCTGGAGCAGCGGCAGAGCCCACTCAGGCGTCTCAATGCGCAGGGTGCTCACTTGACTACGACGCGTTCGATCTTGGCAAACTCAATCGGCGCACCGTCTGCTCCAGTGATCTCGTGCGCCTGGGTTTCCTTCCACCTCATCTGGGTTTTCGACCACCAAATCATCGCCGCCGTGTCGCCGCCCATTGCCTTCTGAAACAGCGTGCGGCCGACGCCCGAGTTGGCCTTGGCCTTGCCGGCCACCAGCTCGGTGGCGAAGTGCTTGCGCAGTGTGTCGGTGTCGATGCCGCCTCGCACAAGAATGGCTATCTGCTCAATTGGCAGGCCGTAACCGGACATGGCTTCGACCTGCTTGCGTTCGTGCGCTGTGGGCTCGAATGCGGGCCTTCCTGCGCCTTCCCGAGCTCCTCCGTTCTGTCCGGTCTTTTTTGCAACCGAATTTTCAGTCTTTGGCTTCGTCGTTGCCATTTGCAACCTCCTCGAAAGTCTTGCCAGTGTCTGCGTGAACGGCCTGCTTGCCGGTGAAGTCTTGCCAGCGTTTGATGATGACGTCGCAGTAGCGCGGGTCCAGTTCCATGAGCAAGGCATTGCGGCCGTTCTTCTCGGCTGCGACCAGGGTGGTGCCGGATCCGCCAAAGGAGCCAAGCACCAGGTCGCCGCCCTTCGTGTTGTTAAGCATCTGATACTCAAACAGCGCCACCGGCTTCATGGTCGGGTGCTCGCCGTTGCGGCTGGGCTTGTCGAACTCCAAGATGGTGGTCTGCTTGCGGTCGGCCGCCCAGAGGTGGCCAGCGCCGTCCTTCCATCCGTACAAGCACGGCTCGTGCTGCCATTGATAGTCCTGCCGTCCGAGCACCAGGCTGGACTTCTTCCAGATCAAGCACTGGCGCACGGTCCAGCCAGCGTCCTTGGCAGCGCCACGGAAGTTGTAGCCTTCCGAGTCGGCGTGCCAGATGTAGAAGACAGCGCCTGGTTTCATCACCGTGTCGGCAGCGGTGTAAGCGTCGCGAAGAAACTGCCGGAACTGCTCGTCGCCCATCTCGTCGTTCTTGATCTTGAGCTTTTCCTTCGTTCCTCCCTCGTAAGCCACGTTGTATGGTGGATCGGTCAGCCACATGTCCACCAGCGTGCCCTGGGTCAGTTGCGCCAGGTGGTCGGTGCTGGTGCTGTCGCCGCACATCAGCCGGTGCTTGCCCATGACCCAAACGTCACCAGGCACCGTGACCGGGTTTTCCTGCAGGGCAGGCGTCGCATCTTCGTCAGTCAATCCTTCTTCCAACTGCACCGGCATCAGGGCTTTGATTTCCTCGTCCGTGAAGCCGGTCAGTTCCAGGTCAAAACCAGCGTCTCCGAGTTCGTTCAACTCCAGCGCCAGCAACTCGTTATCCCATCCAGCGTTGAGCGCCAGCTTGTTGTCAGCAATGACGTAGGCCCGCTTCTGGGCGTCTGACCAGCCGGAGGCTATAACCACCGGCACCTCGGTCATTTTAAGCAGCCTAGCGGCCTGTAGGCGGCCGTGGCCGGCAATGATACTGCCAGCCTCATCCACCAATATCGGCGTCGTCCAGCCCCACTCGCGGATGCTGGCCGCGATCTGGGCGACCTGCGCATCGCTGTGGGTGCGCGAGTTCTTGGCGTATGGGATCAGCCGTTTGATGTCCCATCGCTCCACCTTGTCGGCCGGGTTGGTGTGCTTGGTCATGGTGTCATTGTCCTTCAGAAATAATGCGCATGGTGTTGCTGTAAAGACTTGGCCTGTGCTCAGACATGGCCGCTAAATCTTTTGCAAATCCAGTTTGTCCTGTTTTTTGGTTTTTAGCAAACCAATAATTTGCTTTGCGTGGGACTCTGCCATTTGCGACGACCTTATATGTTATCCAGTCGTTATTATGTTCTTGGTGCTTAAAGAAAATAAACCATTCTGTATTGCTGTTTTCTTTATCAACCCAAAATCCGCAACAGCCCCATTCGTCAGACTCGAACAACAAGTCTGGTTTGCCTGCGTAGGTCTTGCCTCTCATTGCATCAGCTCCTTTTCTAAACCCTATGGGGATTAGATCACAAGACACGCAAGAACGCAAGCCGCATCAGGATCGGGACAGACAGGACACCCCTTCCCTAAAGGGGGTGTCCCTGTCCTGTCCCGATTGTCCCGATGTTTTGCCCCGGGACAAATGTCCCGATTGTCCTGTCCTTGTCCCACTTGTCCCACCCCCTACTTTTAACCCCTTTGAACCATCAAAGTCGATGCCGTGACTGGCTCTGCGATGACCCATCCGTGCTCATGTCCTTGGATGATCTGAGCATTCAGCAGGTTATATATCAACCTTCCCTTCTTGCTTTCCTGAGCGTATGTTTTGGCTGTTGATTCTGCAAGATTCTCGTTCTTGATGAGGTAGTCCAATAATGCGCTGCGAGACAGGTATGGCATATTTTGCCTGTCCTCTGCGCCGCCATGCCACCATGCGTTTGTAAATTTCCTGATGTCCTTCTGGATCTCGCTTTCCTGTTTTGTAGCTTGTTTAGTGAAGTTGGCTTCAACGGCAAAAACTGCGCCTTTGATTTCCTCGCCATCTTCATCGACCCAGCCAAGCGGCACAGATTCAAGCCGGCCGTAGAACTCTGCTGGTGGCTCTGCGTCCTTCATCTTGGTGCAAGAAATCTCAATCATGCCTTCTGTTTTGGAAACAAGGATTGAGGCATCCAGTGATGCTTTCCATGCGCTTGATCCGCGTGCGCGTTGCTTGGACTCTGCGGCATGGCCGGTGTGGTGGTTGAGGCAGACGCTGGCATTCAGAGCCCTTGCAACGATGTTGCAAGCGTTGAGCATGTTGCGCGTGTCCTTGGCGCTGTTTTCGTCGCCGCTCATGTGGTTGTTGACGGTATCGACAAAGATGGCCGTGATGTCGTCATGGGTGATCTCGCGCACTGCGTTGATGATCTGAGCCGCAGCGGCTGGGCCATCAATGTCGATGGCTTTGTTGCTGATCAGCAGGTTGTCAAGGCGATCCATGTTGTGCGCTTTGCACCAGGCGGCAACGCGCTGACGGATGCCGAAGTTGCCTTCGCCGGCCATGTAGACAACGATGCCTGCTTTGGTGCGCTTGCCGTGCCAGTCAAGACCTGCTGCGATATGGCATGCCATGTCCAGCGTGATGAACGTCTTGCCGACTCCGCTTTCACCGTAGACCATCGTCACGCCGCCATCTGGCATCCATGCCTTGATCACCCATTTCAGTGGCGCAGGCTGGCTCAGGTAGGAGGTGGCTCGGGTGAAGTAGTATTCCTGGGTCTGCGCTTTGGCAGCATCCAAAAGTGCCTCGGCGGCATCGAATCCTATGCTTGAGTCGGCAGCGACGTCACCGTCTGGCTCATAGCGGCACACAGACCTGACGATCTGCGCAAGCTCAGATGATGGAAGCGGGATCTCGCAGCGAGTCTCGTTGGCAACGTGAAGCGCGGCCATGATCTCGGCTTCTGTTGCTCCGCCTCGACGCATCATGCCGCCGTAGGCTGTCAGGCCGTTGTTGCGAGAGCCTTGGATCAGGTTGCCGCCGCCTGCTGATGCTTGCTTTGCCTCGGGCTTACGGATGGCTTTGTAGGCCGACATCCATTGCTGCGGGATGTCGAATGGCGAGACGCCATCGAATGGGTCGGATGAACCTTCCCATTGGTAGCTGCGGCCTTCAATCGTTGATGGATAGGCTACGAAGTAGCGTCCATCGGCCAGCAGGTCAATGCCGTCTGCCAGCTTGCATGACCTGATCTGCTCGTCGTAGAAAGCAATGTGATGCTCGCCGCCTCCTGCGGTCAGTTGCATGGCTCCATCTGGAACGCTGCCATTGGTTCTCTGCCATGCTTGCCATGAGTCCTCGCCGCCGTTGCGAGGGTCAACGTCAAAGACGACGATGCCGGAGCGATTGCCAGCCGCGATGCCAATGTTGAAGTCTGGGTTCTGCCCCCACCACCTGGCGATCTGTTCCGCATCTGTGGTCGCATCTTTGACCCCGTGCTGGGTTGCGGGGATCTTGCCGTTTGGCACCACAGGGATGACATGCCAGCCCCATGATGCATAGATCAGTGCCGCCTCAGCCTTGCTTGTCATTGCGGCCTTCCAAGTAGTCAGACAACGCTTGAATGGTGCTGTACTTGGGATCAGTTTTCTGATCGTCTCGCAAGTTCAGGATGGTGTTGATATGAAGCCCGGTCGCCTCTGCAACCATCCCTGGCCTGCGATCTTGCAAGGCCTCTCTTATCTGCTCAAGAGTAAGCATCTCAACCTTCCTTCGAAAAGTCTCACATCGGACTGTTGACATGCTAACGCGAAGTCGCTTATGATTGCAACCACTGCGCACCCGGATGTCCCGACCGCGCAGGCAACCGAAGGAGCCAACATGGCAATCAACATCCGCCGCACAGGCGGCCTCACGGCAAGCGGCGTGAAGCTGCTTGTGTACGGTCAGGCAGGGGCTGGCAAGACCTCGCTCATCAAGACCCTGCCTGCACCCATCGTCCTCAGTGCCGAAGGCGGCCTGCTGTCCATCCAGGACGCTGACCTGCCGTACATCGAAATAAGCAGCATGGAAGTGCTGCGCGAAGCCTACCAGTGGCTCACGCAGTCCGACGAAGCCAAAGGGTTTCAGTCTGTCGCGCTGGACTCGATCAGCGAAATCGCCGAGGTGGTGCTCAACGCCGAGAAAAAGGCGACCAAGGATCCGAGGCAGGCGTACGGCGCGATGCAGGAGCAGATGGCCGACATCATCCGGGCCTTCCGCGACCTGCCAGGCCGGCACGTCTACATGAGCGCCAAGCTTGAGAAAACCCAGGACGAGATGGGCCGGGTGCTGTACTCGCCCAGCATGCCTGGCAACAAGACAGGCCAATCCTTGCCTTACTTCTTCGACGAGGTGTTGGCCCTGCGTGTCGAAAAGGATGGCGACGGCAACACCCAGCGCGCCCTCATGTGCGACAGCGACGGCC